ACGACACCGTGATGTCCGAGCGTATTACTGAAATAAGAGTCATACCAATATCCAACGGAATACATAGTTTCGTCATTCCCAACAAGTTGTATTTTCAATAACACGTCCTTGCCACGCTCGGGTGAATCCTTCGGATTGCGCCAGCGGAGCAGTTCGTTCCGTTCACTCATAGCACCTGCAACAAATCCACGTCTTTCCAGCATAGATAGATATCCCAATCTGACCGGAAGCATTTCGTCAGGATCAAGGGGGTCGATTACGGCTTCTTTTGCCCGTTCTTTAATCGTTTTCATATTTCGTTCAGTTTATAGCGACCTTTTTTATTCCGAAGTAAAAGTCCTTTTTCTACCAGCCTTAAACAGATAGGGGAAGCCCAACAACTATGGTGTGCTCCGGAAAACCCGAAAGTTCGAGCGTGTTCAGTCCCTATCACCGACGGCGACACATAATCTTTACCTTTCAGGTAGGATATTATCCACTCTTCGCTTTTCGTCAGTTTCATATCTCGTTTAGTTTTTGAATAAATGATCTCAAATCTTCACACAGTACTTTGCAGGAGGACTTGAATGCCTCTACCGCTTTTTGCCGCATCAGCTGCTCGGTATCCTGCTCGGCGAGTTCGGCCGCACGGGTCATTGCAGCCCGAAGTTGCCATTTGGCATGGTCTGTCATCTCCACCGTGAGATGATCCATACACCCGTCGATAAATTCTTTTGCTTCTTTGCTTTTCATCATTCACCTCCTTTCAGCAGTTCGGGGTTATCGTGGCGTCTGCCCCTGAATTTAATGTCTTTCATATTCACCTTTATTTTACCGGTTATCTCCGTCACCCTCGATAACACCGCGTTCCTGTCGGCTGGAAAGTTTGTTGAGGTTGGCCCAGCACACATTCTCCAAGCTCCAACCAAACTGTCTGGCAAGACCAGCGCAGAACCACATGATGTCGCCAACTTCGTACATTAGTTCCTCAGCAAGGTACCCCGCATCTTTCGGAGGCGCAGAAAAGACAACTCTGTCACCATCCATACGGATGATCCCTTTCCGTTTCCACTTTGCGATTTTGTCAGCAACCTCCCCCACTTCTGCCATAAGACCGAACAACATGTAGGTGTCATTCTTGCAACTCTCCATGCAGGTCGTCATCGCCCGCTCTTGATACTCATTCAATGTCATATCTGTAACTATTTCGAGATTTTGCGAGAATCTCGCTATTTCACCAATTCGAACTCATAAGCCACGACCCACGGATTGCGTTTCCACGTTCCCCGTCCGGACACCTTGTCGATCAGCGAAGCGAAGGCTTCGCGGGGAGTGTCAAACCCATCATCGCTATTTCCAAAAAGGCCGTAAACTTCGTATTTGTCGTACTCTACATCCCCTAAGATACCCTCCTTCATGCAATCCTCCTCCGAAATATCCTGCAACCGTTCGCACTTGATTCCGGTGATGCGGATTCGGTGCGGCATAAGGTCTGCACGGACAAACTCCTTGTTGCTCCACCCTGCAAGCTTAACAACATCATCTGTATGTTCTATTCTATACGCTTTGCATAGCCTATCATCATACTCTTGGCCGACGACAATATTTCTGACATAGAAATAGCTTTCCGCAATGGCAATGAGTTCACCGATCTTGTAGCGGGTTTTCACATGATGAATATCTACACCCTGAGTGGCGAATACGAGATATCCGTCGTCATAATAATACGAATCGGAATCAGTCACCATCTGTTGAAGATCGGAGTTAAATTCGATTCGTCTCGTCATGGTCTTTCGGCCCTCAATGACCGCCTGCGTCAAGCCGTAGCGGTCGTTGAACATAATCTTTTTCATATTACTCTCCCAATTTCCTAACGGCTTCCAGAAATACGGCAGTCCAATTCAAAGCAGGAGTATCGGTCGGGCCGGCCATATCGATTTCCGGCGTGAATTTGGCGGTGACAGAGACTTCATTCCCATTCTGGGTGATCTGGATGACAGCCTTCTGCTTATCGTCTTGAAAAGTGATTTTTACCTGATCGTTTTTCATAATCGTTTGTATTCATTTATCGTTTCGAAAATCCGCAGCGCCACCTGCGGGACTATGGCGTTGCCGTAGGCTTTGATCGACTCGCGGCACCATGCCGGAAAGGTAATTCCGTCCAGTCCGGCGGAAAGCCCATCATCTGGGCCACATATCGGGGATTCAGTCGGGAACCCTTCCCAGTTCGGGACGGATGCGAAATCATGACGTCGTGGACGACTCCGCTCTTCCGCTTCGCATGACTGAGAGGAAACGAATTGTTTTTCGCGTCGCAGGCCGTCGGCGTCGGCAACAGCCCCATTCGCGTTGCAAGCGCGAGCGTCGGCCGCTCGGATGCACCCTTCGACAAGC